CCTTCTCCGTGGCGCCCCCGGAGCGGAGCGGCGGCTGGTGGACACGGTGGTGGAGCTGTCTAAAACGCGGCTGCCCGAAAAGATGCACATTCCCGCCGAGAGCATTCAGGTGCTCACGGCGACGCGCAAGGGCGACACCGGCACGGCGGCGCTCAACCGCGCCTTGCAGACGGCGCTCAATCCCGCGGGCGCGGGCAAGCGCGAAAAGCGCTTCGGCGACTTGGTGTTCCGCGAGGGCGACCGCGTGATGCAGACGCGCAACGACTACGATGTGCTCTGGGAGCGCGAGGACGGTACGGCGGGTGCGGGCATCTTCAACGGCGACGTGGGGAAGATCTTGCAGATCGACCCGAGCGGCGAGCTGATCTCCATCGCCTTTGACGACCGCGTGGCGACCTACACGGCGGATATGCTCGCGGAGCTGGACATGGCCTACGCTATGACCGTACATAAGGCGCAGGGCAGCGAGTACCGCGCGGTGATCTTCGTCAGCGCGCCGGCGGCGCCGGGGCTGATGGTGCGCGGGGTGCTCTACACCGCTATCACGCGAGCGCGGGAGCTGCTGATCCTCGTCGGGGACGACGTGAGCCTTGGGAAAATGGCGGCGAACGACCGCCGCACGCGCCGCTACAGCGGTCTGCGCTGGCGGCTCGGGAACGGAGGAACGGCATGAGTCTGAAAGAAAAGCTGCTCGACCTGTTTTTCCCGCCACGGTGCGCGTTCTGCCGCCGGACGGGTGTGCATGGCGTGTGCGCGGACTGCGAGAGGACGCTCCCCTACGCGAAGGTGCAGCTGTGTGAGGGCGCGGGCTTCGGGAGGTGCGCCTCTCCCCTGCTCTATGAGGATGCGGTGCGCGAGAGCCTGCTGCGCTTCAAGTTCCACGGCGCGCAGAGCGCCGCCGAGGGCTACGGCGAGCTGCTCGCCCGCTGCGCGGCAGAGGAGCTGGGCGGCCAGTTCGACACGGTGACGTGGGTGCCGGTGAGTAAAAAGCGCGAACACGAGCGCGGCTACGATCAGGCGTACCTGCTGGCGAAGGAAACGGCAAGGCATTGGGGTATCGAGCCGGTGCGGCTGCTGCGGAAAACGAGAAACAACGCCGCGCAGTCCGGGCTGTCCTCCGCCGCCGAGCGGCGGGGCAATGTGTTGGGCGTTTACACGGCGGAAAATATTGACAGGATCCGCGGCGCGAAAATTCTGCTCATCGACGATATTCTGACCACCGGAGCGACGCTGGGCGAGTGTGTGCGCGTGCTCAGGGAGGCCGGCGCGGCGGGTGGGGGGGGGTCCTCGTTTGAGGTCTGAATATCAAAAGTTGGCATCACGCCGGTCTTGATAAACTCCTCCACCACCTGGTCAAAGATTTCCGTACACTTGTAGACGGTCATGGAAAACGCAAGGGCAACGGTCTGGGCCTTGTGCCCAACCACGGGACTGCCCAACTTGTAGACCTCTTTGGTGTTGATGGATGCCTTGCCCTCAAACTCCTTTGCCATCAGCATGGAGTAGCGGGTGCCGTTCAGTGTCACAAAGCACTCAGCAAAGTTGGCGCTGACAGCATCCTGTGTGTTCATCGTATTATTGAGCATGTGTCAATCCCTCCTTACTGAATAATCACGCTCATATAGAGCTGGCTCATAGCGTTGACAATGTTGAGGCCGTTGATGGTGCAGAGCACCGCCTTTTTCTTGTCACCCTGTTCACAGGTCACGCTGTCTGTGTCAAAGTTCTCAATGGCGCGGATTTTCTCAAGCTCCTGGATGAGCTTGACAATATCGCCCCAAAGGGATGCGCGCCCAGAGGCATCGTTGGGAACGGTGCCCTCATAACGGGTATTGAACAGCACCGCCACGTCATTGGCAATCTGGTCACACACCCGGATAGTCTGGTTGCTCTGGAACACCTCGCCCTTGGTGTCGGTGAGGGTGAGCAGTGTGTTGATGTCCTCAAGCACACGGACAGCACCGTTGACATTGTGGAGCATAAACTTACCCGCCTTGATAGCCTGCTCAAGTTCCGCCTGCGTGTATTCGGTGTCAATGATGAGCTCACCGTCATACTTGTAGTTGGTGAGGGACTTGTTGACTGCAACGCCTGCGTGTGCGCCGGTTGCCCAATACACAAGGGCGTTTTCGTCCACGCCGGAAATGGTGGCGTGGCTTGCGGTGTTCCACACACCAATCACGCCCTCGTAGTCAACGGTGGACGGCTGCCACGCAATAAGCTGGAATTTTGCACCAACCTCATCACGGACACGCTCCGTATAGGCGGCATAGAGTTTGACCGTTGTGGCATCAGAGGCAGGGCAGCAGAGGGCATTGAAAGAATACGCCTCAATCTTGTCCAAAAACGCCTGGTGATGGTCACCTGTGATGCTGGTGATGTCGGTGCCGCCAGTGAGTGCCACGCCTGCGGTGGTGCTGAGCTGTGCGGAACTCTTGAACACCACATAATCATTGGTGGCAAGGCCCTTTGCATCGGCAACCGTCTGGGTTTCAATGCAGGTGCCGTCAAGATAGGTGCTGACATCCCACAAGTCCCCGTTGTCCACATTCGCCGCAATTTTGATTGTGATGTCATTGCCGCGCGCGCCGGGGTATTTCGCCTCCGCAAAAGTATTGGTTGCCTTGTTTGCGCCGGAGCCTAAACGGTAGCAATACACTGTGGTGGCGTGCAGGAAAATCTCACGCAGTGCCAACATCTTGGGATGGTCATACGCATAGCCAAAAATAGCCTTGCTGTTTTTCTGAAATTCTCCGGAGGTCACAGCAAAAACCTCATTTTCGGGTCCCCAACTCAGCTTAAAGGGGGCCGCCGCATATCCTCTGTCGGAAAGCGTTGCGGATGCCTTTGCCACGCTGGAGAAAACAACATAAGTACCGGGCAAAACCTTGTTCTGGGTCAGCCAGGTGCCTCCTCCAAGAGCCATATTATCTCACCTTGCCTTTCTTATAGTCTGCAATCAGCTTGTCCACCTGTTCCAAGGTGTAGGTTTCGCCGTCATTCAGCAAGGCGCTGATTAAATCCTTGCTGTTGGCGTATTTCTGGGAGCGTGAAAGCTGCTCTTTGGAATAAGCAGCACCCACGGCTCCGGTATTGGTCTTTGCCATAGGCTTTATCCCTCCTGTTCAATTTTCAGAGTGTCCATAGCCTCCTGCACCTGCGGAATGTAAACGCAGTGAGCATACTCCACAAGGACATGCAGCACATTGTCCTGCATCTGCCACTTGAGGCTTGAGGCGTGGATGATGTCACCCTCCGGGGTTGTGATGCTGTCCAAAACACCCATAAGCCGGTGCGCCACATCGTAGCACTCCGCAGTACATGGGCGTGCTTTCGGGTAATAGAGGACATCCAGAGAGGGTGTCCTGCGGTAGCGGTGCCCCACCTCTTTTGTGTGGTCTGCTCCCGGCATGACAACATTGAAATCTCCGGTGCTCAAGCCCTGCCTTACATCTCCGCCGTGCACTTTGCACTTTGGAAATGCGGCGTGCAGGGCAAGCGTTACGCCGTCATAAATGCTGTTGAAATTGATGTTAGACATTGAACACCTCCCGCAATAGTTCTGTCAGCCGTTTCTCAAGCACCTTTGGAGCAACCTTTTCCAGTTCATGCTCCGACAGGGTGAGAAAATATTGCCCGGATACCCAACCTTTTCCGCCGGGTGTGCGGTGTCCAAGCTCCACATAACTGGCATATTCCACGGGGTTGATAACCTCAATGTAGTAGTTGCTGCCCTGTTTGAACACCGGCAGGCTTTGTGCATAGGCTTTGACATCCGCCTTGCCGCCCTTTGTTGCCTCGGCTTGGCTCTTGGCTGTCCAGCCACGGCGGAGTGTGCCGCCCTTTTTGCCGGTTGATTTTGGATATTGCCCAACCGGGGTGGCGGGGATGACCAGAGAAAGCAGGCGTGCCGCCAGTTCCTTTGAGGCATCCCGGCAAAATTTCTGCATGTCCATTGACTGGAACCGGTCAATATTCTCTTTCAGCTTGAGTAGCTGCTTGTAGTCGCAGTTGCCCCAATTCATCACGCCCACCCCCTAAACAGTTCAAGGGGAATTTCTTGGTGGGTGGAGTAGACCGCAGGGGTGCCGCTCCGTTCATAGTCACGGGTGACACCGTTCTGCGTGACCGTGACCTTGGACCCCTCCGGGATGTCCACGGAGG